TGCCCCAACGGCATGTCGGTCAGCGGATCGCGTTCGTAGGCCAATCGGCCGGCTCGCGCGTCGCGCAGCAAACGATCGATCTCGTTTTCGCGAGATGCCGAGGGAACGAATTTTTGACCGGCGTGGTACATGTTAAATTTGCAACTGCGTGAAGTCCGCAAACTCGTACACGCGATGGACGTGGACCGTGCGCGGCTGGCGAATCACAAAACCCGCATTGTCGGCCGCGACGTAGTCGATCCACAAATAATCGTGACCGAGTTTCTCGATGTTGCTGATGCTGCCGTAGGTCAGCGCGTTCCCGTTCGCAGCGGACCGGTTGGGGCTCGCAACAAACTTGTGCGTGAATTGCACGTCGCCGCCACCCTTGACGCTGAAGTCCGCACCTAGATATAGCACCTCGCCACGCGCGAACGGCCCGAACGGGGCCGAGTTGATGGTCCCCGTCATCTTGGTGACCGTAAACAAATACGCAAACCACAGCGTTCCCTGCTTGAGCACCTTGTCAATTTGGAATTCCAGTTTCGGAATCACAATGTCGACGCCATCCACGCCGCTGGAGCTGACGTTGATCGCACCCTGGTAATCGGGACCGGTGCCGTATTTTTGGTACGCGTAGCCTTGCGTGATCGTCTGCGTCGCGCCGCTAGTTGTGCCGCTGAATGTGTAGTCGATCGCGTTGCCCTGGTCGTCTCGCACCAGCGATTTGTACTCGCCCGTGATGGTCCAGATTTCGGGCGAGTCGGTGGCGGTGGCGCGGATCGATTTGAGCAGCATCGGCGGGTTGCCGGTCGCGGGATCGAACGGGATGTACGTCGGCAGCCGGCCCTCGTTGTTGATCGGCAAATTCAAACAATAGTTTAGCGCCGTCTCGGGTGTGGTAAACCCGGTGACCTGGACCTCGCGCGTTTGATCCTTGGTCGCACCCTCGGCGGTCCAGGTGGTTTCGCGTGAGGTGGCGACCTCCCATGCGTCGGCTTGCAGGATCGGAAATTGGCTCATGCGTCAGGCTCCAAACTCCACGCCATCGTCACCCATGTCGGCGGTGTTCTCGGCGATGTCCGTCAGTGTTTCGTTGGCGCTGGTTTGCAGTTTGACCAGCGACTGCATCGAGTTGACCTTGCCACCGCCGCCGAGGACCGAGACCGCGAAACCGGAAAACGCGCCGACCGCTTTGTCGCTGGTCGCCATGGCTGTCTGCGTCATCGGAGCGAGATCGAGTTTCGGGCGTTCGGGTCTTTCGGCGCGTTCGGTCTTGCGTCGCTCGGCTTCGGTTTTGACCTTGTCAACGAGTCCCGCGATCTCGTTTCCAATTTCGGTGATGCGGTTGTCGAACGCTTCCTTGCGTTCGTTGGCTTGGTCCTGGATCCCCTGGTTGATACCGGCCGCGAAGTCCGCGCGGGCTTGGTTCGCGTCCTGCAGATCCTGCGTTCGTTTGGCGTTGGCGTCCGAAAGCGATTTGTTCCGTTTCGCGTTGGCGGCCTCGAGTGCCGCCAGTCGCTCGGTGTTCGCGCGGTCGGTGTCCGCCTGCAGTTGGTTGTTTTTGGCGTCTAGATCCCGCTGCCGGTCCGCAGCGCGTTTGGCCGCCGCGTCGTCCATCTGCTTGGCTTTCATCTCGTAATCGACCGACTTATCAAACAGGCTGTACAGGTACAGCAGTTTCTTCGCGATGTAGCTGACCGTTTGATCCCACGCGCCGGTCAACCACGTGATGGCCGTGTTGAACCCTTGCATCAGCGAGCCCGGGATCGACGCAAATATATTGGTGAGCCAGGTCGCGCCGGTCGCGAACCCGTTAATGATTGTTGTCCAACCGGTTGCAAACCCGCTGACAACGCTGGTCCATCCCGATGCGAACAGGTTGGCGACGGTAGCCATCATGGTGGTGGTCGTCGTCGCCAAAAATGAATAGACGTCGGTCCAGATGTTGTAGATGGGTTGGACGCCGGTGCGGACCGCCATCTCAAGCGCCAGCATGGCAATACTGGCCGCGTCGGCCCATTGGCCGCTCATCAGGGCCGTGGTGATGGCGTCGAGGATCGGCATGACCCAATCGATGAGCGCGCCGAATTGTTCGCTGATGGATTTGATGGCTGCGGATCCGGTGCCGGAGAAATACAAAAACGCGCCTGCAGCAGCGACCACACCACCGATGACCAAGCCGATGGGGCTCAGGAGAAACGTGACCGCTGCGGCGATGCCGCCCAGGACAGTGACCAATGCGCCGCTGATCGCGGCCAGGCCCGTCATCACACCGCTCAACACCAACCCCGCGCCCCCGAGGGCGGCGACACCGGCTAGGACGCCGGCACCGACCGCGGCCCATTGGGCGAGCGTGACCACCAGCTCGCGGTTGTCGTTGATGAAATCGGAGACGGTGATCACGACATCGGTCAGCCGGTTGGCCAGATCGATCAGCATCGGCGCCAGCGTCGCGCCGATCCGGTTGGTGACGCCACCGAGGGACATCATCAGGTTGTCCATCGCGTCCCCCAGCTCGTCGGCTGCGGCAGCGTCTTCGGTCGACATGACCAACCCGAGATCCGCGGCCTGGTCCGCCATGTCTTGCAGACCCTGCGATCCGTTGGCCAACATGGGCAGCAGCATGGCGCCGGATTTGCCAAATAGTTTGATGGCCGTCTCGGCCCGTTTCGCCGGATCTGGGATGGCGGCGATCTGGTCGGCGTAAGCGATCAGCGATTGCGTCGCGGTCATGCCGGAGAGGACCTTGCCCGACTGCTGCAATTTGCGGAGCGCCTTTTCGACCGCTCCCATGTCCGAGCCGGTCATCTTCGCGGCGTAGCCCAGCGAGCTGAGTTCCTCGGCCGTCGCGCCGGTTCGTGCGGACATGTCTGCCAGTGCCGACCCAGCGTCCGCAAACTGTTTGATAAACATCGTCAAACCTGCGCCACCGAGTGCGGTGGCGAGCAGCGTCTTGGTATTCAGCAAACCACCGGCCATCGTTTTCAACGCGCCGTTAGCGGCGCCGAATCCCGATGAAAGCGTACGGCCGATGGTTGCTGCACTTGCGGACAGTCGTTGCATGGACGCGCGCACGGCCTTGACGCCACGATCAAAGAGCGTTTGATCGGTGCCAATCTCGACGAATGCGCGTCCTGCGCGGATGCCAGCTGCGGACATGGGTTAGGTTGCCTTGATACTATTCCCGAACAGGTCGGGGAATTTGGGGGCCTCGGCCTTGAGAGCGGGGGCCATGAAGGGACGTTTCGCGTATTGAGCTGCACGGCGTCGCGTTTCCTCGCGGCCGTTGTCGTAAAGCCGCACACTACGGCGTCGATCCATGCGTCGCCATCGCGAGGGTCGGCCCACGTTGGGGACCCATCGCTTTTCGAGGATCAGCGCCGTCTCGCCAAACTCATGCAAAGCCGGGACAGTGGTCCGAGCCATGATGGTGTCCTCGACTTGGTTGAGTCGCACCGGACCGACGATTACTGACTGACTGCGATCGAACGCGAACAGGATGGTTTTGAGGCTGTCTCCTTCAGTTGCGTGAGCCGATGGCGGTTGACCAGGTTGAGACGGTTGTTTGCGCCGTCGCATGCTGGACCGGGCGCGGCGTCGGACAAACGCACCGGCGCGGGACAGTGCTTTAGTGCGAGCGCGACCCAAAGCGGCGATCACCGCGGGCCGATCGAAAAACGAGTCTTTGATCTTGAATGTGATGAGCATAATTAGTAGCCGAGATGCGCGAGCATCCGGGTCAATAGAAGCCGAGCGGCGCGAGCCGCCGGGTTGAGGCGTGGCAAACATGGCGGGGTCGCGAGCAGTTCAACCCGGGGGCTTGCGCCCCTCGGCTATCATTGCTTACGAAAACTTTTCGGCGACGATCACACCGCGGCCGGAGCGTACGGGCGTGATCTCGGTCCCGCCGCTGTGCACGATCTCCACCGACCAATCGTATTGCTGCTGGGTCAACGTCGCCGATTGTGTGCGGGTCAGGTCGTGCGACGCGGTCCATGTCCCGTTGCCGTTGTCGGTCACGGTTCCGTTGACGACCAGGGTCGTTGTTCCACTCTTGAACCCTAGCCGCGACGTGCAGGTCGCCGCGGTCAAACCAGTGATGGCGGTGATCGTCCAAGTAAACGCGCGATTGTTTGCGGCCAGGTAGTCGTCGCCGCGAATGATGGGCGAGGTGATTTTGCCCGTCGGATCGACCGGGCCGGAGTAGGTGACGGTGCCCGTGGTTATCAAATCCGTCTT